AAGACAATATCTTTTAAGAAGTCCATCAGGAGAAAAATGATTCAAGGTTTGCGGTTTTTTCTACATTCCATCCAACAGCATCAAGAATAATCCTAAGAGGCTCTAGAAATGCTTTCCCAAATTGTAGATCATAATCAATGTATTTGTCAAGATTCAACTCCTTAGGAAAATCTTGAATGAATGAAATAACGTTTTCGTAGATGATATTTGGTTTTTTGAGGTAAACAAATTTGATTTTTTCCCCATTCTGAATGAGAGAATATTTACCCGTCAATTTATTCTTCTTCACATAATGATTGAATAGAAGTGCTCCTCTAACATGAATGGGAGTTCCTTTAATATAAATGTCCGATGATGAAGTGTATTTGCGAACATCTGAGGCAGATCTAGGAAATGCAATTTCCTCTGGGGGAAGAGTTTTAAATTTTGCCCTACACTTATCAATAAAATTGATAACATCGTCTTCAGTGCCGCTCATCATGATTTTAAAGGTTTCCTTTAACATGCTACGACATGGCGCGGGAGTAGAAGATTTAATTGCTTCAATTCCCTTGATTTTCAATTTAGGTTCTTCGTACCTAACACCCTCACTATCCCATACACTAAGAATATATCTCTTCTTAGCAGTCCAAATTCCACGTTCCGCGATACACTCACGTTTCATGATCATCTTTTGGTCATACGCATTTACGTACTCAGCCAATTCTTGGTAAGAACCTTCAATATATTTTTCAAGTTCCATCTGACAGATCTTATCAAGGAACGAAACAATGCTCTCAGTAGTTTTCTCTCTTCCTTCGTATACACGGTCAACCAAAGGACCCATATTAATATAAAGGGAATCAGTATCTGAAGCAATAACATAGTCTTCACCATCAGTCTTTAAAATTTTATTCAGATAAGAATTCATAGAATTCATAATCCATTGAATTGAAACCTGTCCAGAAAGAGTGATTGCTTCAGCATTTGCTAGTTTAAAATAACGAAAATACTGATTGCCAATAGCACCATAGGCAGAGTTGAGTTGAATCTTACGTGCCATCTGAATGTTATTGCATCGAGCAATCTCCTTTTCCAACTCTTTGGTTTTTTTCTTTTCATATTCTTGCTCTGCCGCAAGCATTTTCTTCTTAAAGATTACACGTTCGTTGTAGATTTTCTCCATCAACTCAGGAAGAAACCCACGAACGTCCTTGCGGAACATTGCCCCATTCGCACAAACAGAATAATCTTTATACATCTCAAAAGTGAGATCCTTATTAAGGATTTTATCCACGTTTACTGATGGATGCTTTTCATCCATAAGAGTTTCTGGAGAAATATTATACTGCATGATTAAGTGAGGATACAGTGAGTTCAAGTCAAAACTCACGACCCAATCATAAACCCCAGGAATTGGTTCCTTTACATAAGCACCAGCATATTTTTCTTCTTTTTCAGATCTGACTTTTGGTGGAATAACAATGTTTCTCTTTTTGAGGTAGTTGTAGATAATAGTATCCCACATCCTAACCTGAGAAAACACATCAGCATAATTAACCTTAGCGTCATATGCCATAGTCAACGCAAGTTCAATCAACTTCATCTTGTCTTCCATTCGGTCAACAAGTTCTACGTCAACGATGTTATATTCAACAAACTTCTGCCAACCTTTAGTATAGAAATCCTTAAAGGTGTCAAACTCAGAGTGGTCCAGTTTCTTTTGACCGAGTTCTACTTCAGCAATATAGTCTAGACGATAAGACTCCTGTGCTTTGTAAGTGAATTTTTTATACAAATTAAGATAGTCTAGTTGGGTAATTCCACCAACATCATACGATGTATGCTTACGACCAGAGATGTATATTTCACTTTCAGTCACAAGTCCCCAAGGAGACATGCGCTTCATCAATTTCTCACCAAGAACTCGGTCAAGTCTCCTAACAAGATATGGAATATCATAAAGTTCAATATTCCATCCAGTCACAACTTCAGGCGCATTCTCTTCAATCATCCACCAATTGATAAAATCATTCAAAAGGTCATATTCCGTGGAAAATGAACGATAGATGACATTATCCTGCTTATTGTTGAATGGTCCTAATCCCCAGGTGCGAATTTGTTTGGTCGCATAATCCTGAATAGTAATCAGTAGAATTTCTTCAGATGCAGATTCTACATCTGGGAACCCATTTTCAGATGCAACCTCAATATCAAGAGTAGTTACTTTAATTTTATTGATATCAAACTTAATTTCGTCTTCAGAGTAAGTATCCGAAATATACTGGTAGATATAACCAGTATTACCATAGATCTTAAAATTTTCTACATTTTCATACTTTTTAATAAACTCGCGACATTCCCTAACAGTACCAGGTTTAATTTCTTCTACTGGGTCTCCACTCAAAGTTTTATACTTTGTATTTTTATTAGTAGGGACAAAAAGAGTCGGGTAAAACTTCTCACGGGTCATAAAGTGTTTACCACCTTCATAACCGCGAATCAAGAAGTGATCCCCGACCATTTGAACGTTTGTGTAAAATCGCAAACTCATTCTTTAATAAGATCCTCGTATTTTTCAAGTAGAGTAGGAGTTGGATCAGCAAGAGTAAGAATCTTGTCCGAACTCATCATAAATGTATTTTCTTTTGTGTATCCACAAAGAAATGGTTCCATTGTTTTGTCTGGTTTTAGAAGAAATGGACTGACTAATTTACAGTCAGGTTCCCCAATATCAGCACCAATTTCTTCAATCTGACTGATCAGAATCTGATTGTTCATCAGAACTAACAGTTTCACTATCTTCTTGTCCATGATTAGTTACATCTCTTTCATAAATTTCTTTAAGATCTTTAAATGGAGTAACAAAAGTTACTACCCAATCCATAGGAACCAATACATCCTCATCAGAAGAAAATGGAATCCATGGAAACAAATTAATACTCAATCTCTTTTGAGTTGACTTAGTTTTATCTAAAATACTGCGAGAAATAGGGACAACATCCTTCACCTCAACCACACAAGGTTTTGATAGGATATATCCAATCATTCTCTCATCTTTAATCATTTCGCTGATATCGGAAATTACATATTCTCCCGATCTCAACAACGCTAAACGTACAGACATAGTAATCACATACCTCCTTGGTATTATAGCAAGAAAAAAAGGAGGAGTCAACCTGGATTTTGCCAGGTGCTCCTCGCGCCGACGATATTCAAAAGTATTTATCTTTTTCTTTTGAACTTACACACCTTCTTTCCAGGAAGCATAGCATAAGTTGTTGTTCCTGCCCAACCACACTTTGCTTTAGGTGGTTTTGCATCTGCACCAAAATCACCTTTCATTTCCTTTAAGATAGCATTAAATTCCTGGAAGGTTTTCATTTTTTATTTTTATTTATAGGTAATCTTTTCTCTTGTGGTGATCAGGAACAATCTTTTTCAAGTTGACAGAGAGGAGTCCGTCTTCAAAGGATACATCTGCGACTTCTGTATCATCTGCCATTGTCCATGCTCTTTTGAAAGATCGTTGAGCCAATCCCTTATGGACGTAGTTGGTATCGGATTCTTTATCCTCTTTTTGTCCTTCGACAAATAGTTTCCCATCTTGTGTATAGACATAAACCTCCTTCTTTTTAAATCCAGCAAGTGCAAGTTCAAGTCGCGATTCTACATTGCTTACTTGAACAAGGTTATATGGAGGATAGTTAGAAGTTGTTTCATGTAGATGAAACAGACGGTCAAAATATTCATCCATGCCGATGCTATTACGAGTAATCCTTTCCATCAGAGCAGGAAGATCCGAAGCAGTGTACCTTGTGAGGTTGTTCATTATGGTAGCTCCTTTAAAAGCGAGTTTGTGTTTTGTGGACCCTTACGGCATCCAATACTAATTATACAAGAAACGAAAAAAAGAGGTACGGAGAAAACCGAACCTCTTTTTAGGGTGTTCCGACTTTTGTAGAGACCGCACGAAAGGTCTCAACAATATTTATTCGGGTTCTACACCTTTTCCTTTCTTACCAATGTTATACTTCTGCTCCAAAATCCAATCACCTTTGTCCTTATAAGAAAGGACTTTAATTTGATTGAGAGGGGCAATATCAGAAACTTGGTCTTGGTTCACAACACTAATAAGTCCCCAATCAGCAAGCAAACGAGCAAT